CGGGACAGGGAGCGGGTTTCAGCGCGGCGGGCTCCAAAATCGCGCACCGCTAAGAAATGAGCAAAAACGAGCGGCGCCCGGTAAGTTTTGCGCGGGAATTGTCGGGAAGTAACCGGGGAGTGGTCAGAACCGGCGGCCGGCCCATACAACGCGCCCAACGATGCACACTTCCGAGCCCTCTAAGTCGGCCCGTGTGAGCTGCCATGGGGCGAAGGCTGCGTTATCGCTGGAGATATTCAGTATGCCGCCCGGCATCGCCTGAACACGCTTAACCAGGAGCATCCCATCCATGCGCAGGATGTAGATGCCCTCACGGTCTGGCCGGGTGGCGCTGTGATCGATCAGGATCACGTCGCCAGAGCGGAGCGTCGGCTCCATGGAATCCCCTGAAACCCTTATCAGGCGCAGGTCTTCAGGCCTGGTGCCCAACTCAAAGCGTATCCAATCCTCTTTGAACATCAGGGCATCGTCAGGGGCCTCATGCTCCACCACGGCACCATGGCCAGCTGCTGCGCGGACGCCGTTGTAGAGCGGGACCGCTACATAACCTTCATTCGGCGGAGGAGCGCCTCGCTCCTCATTCCCCTCGGCCCGCAGCATTTCTCCGTCTCCGGTGAGTAGCCAGTTCACGTTTATTCCCAGACTGGCCAACCCTGTCAGAGCATCTCCCCCCGGAACACTCCTGCCATCTTCATATCCCTGATACCCCCGAGCGGACACGCCAGATTTTGCTGCAATCTCCCTTTGGGAAAGCCCAAGGGCAGCCCGTGCAGCCTTTAGCCTGTCAGAGATCATCATCGCGCACCACTTTCGGAGATCAAGATGTGCACAGAAGCTGTGCACGTCACATGGCGCACAACTTCCGCAAAACCCGCTCTACAAGATGATTTCAGCGGTACGTGCATAGAAAAATGACCTCTCCAAAGCTGTGCACAGAAAAATACTGCGTCAACTGCGTTGACAGCAGAACAATAGTTCTGTGTAATGCCATCCATCGCACAACCACAACGCGGTGCAAAACATGGCAACGAACTGCAATAAAAATACCAGTCAAGACTGGCACCCTGCTGACATCAAAGCCGCCCTTCACAAGGCGGGTAAAACCCTTACGAGCATCGCTGCCGAACATGGACTAACCAGCAGTTCAACGTTTTCGGCCGCGCTTGTGCGTAGCTATCCCCTCAATGAGAAACGGATCGCCGACGCCCTGGGACTGCACCCTAAGGAAATCTGGCCGAGCCGGTACAACGAAGACGGAACCCGGAAGCCCCAAGGATTCCAAGTTTTGCAGCAAAAGAAGTGTACCCGAGCCGTTACCAGGCGCAATGGCAATGCACGTAAGGCTGCGTGAACATGCCACGCCGGCCTGCTGACAACCTGACCATGGACCTATTCGAGGTGCCAACGCCGGTTTTCCCCCGGCCCGGAGCCCTTCTTATCGGTCAGCAGCTGCGGAGCCTGATCTCCGATCTGCTCAAGGCCTCGCCTCTTAACCGCTACGAAGTGGCGGCAAGGATGTCCGAGTTAGTCGGCCACGAAATCACCAAGAACCAACTGGACTCCTGGACTGCCGAGAGCCGCGACGGCTGGCGATTTCCCCTGGAATACATGCCGGCTCTGGAAGTCGTCCTGGAAACCCATGCCATTACCGCCTGGTTGGCTGACCTGCGAGGCGCCCGCCTTTCCGTAGGCCGGGAAGCCTTGGAAGCCCAACTCGGCAAGGTTAGCCGGATGAAGGACGAGCTTGCCCAGCAGGAAAAGACCCTCAAGAGACTGTTGGGGGAAAGCGCATGAACGCCCCCACACCTATAACTCAGACGTTCGCTGTGGCTGACATTGCCCACGCCATGGGCCTGCACAGAACCAACGTTCTCCGGCGCGCAGAGAAAGAGGGCTGGCCCTTTGAGGAAAGAACGGGGCGCGGCGGGACCAAGCGCCTCTATCCCCTGAATCAGCTCCCCGCCGACGTGCGCAAGGCCGTCCAGAGCAAGGTCATGGACAAGGTTCTCCAGGATGCCGGCTCCTTTTTGCCGGCCACTGCCGGGGGAGTCCTCCCCCTTGCTTCCCCGGCGGTGCCTTTTTCTTTACTGACCGATACCCAGCGCCTGGAACGGGACGCCCGCAACGGTGTTCGCCTGGCCATCGAGCGCCTGCAGGGCGAATCCAGGTGCAGCCTGGAGGCGGCCATCGTTACCCTGCTGACCAATGCCGGCTCCGGACGTCTGGACTCCACCCTGGATGCCATGCTGCGGCTGGCCAAGGACAAGCGGGGCCGCAAGAGCGAAAGCCCCTATCCCTCCGCCCGCACCCTGCAGCGCTGGCTGGCCGCCCAAGACCTCACCCCCAAGGTGCCGGTCAAGGACATGTCCGTGCCCGAGTGGGCGCCGGCCTTCCTCTCCTACTACCAGCGCCCCCAGAAGCCATCCGTGGCCGAGGCCTACAAGGACTTCTGCAAGGAAGTGAAGCGGGACGATCTGCCCAGCATCCACCAGGTGCGCCGCTTCCTCGACAAGATGGGTGCCGTCACCCGGGAACGGGGCCGCATGGGTGACCGTGAGCTGAAGAACATCCAGCCCTTCGTGCGCCGGGCCTTCGACAAGCTGCTGCCCAACGATGTCTGGACGGCGGACGGCCATTGCTTCGACGCCGAAGTGCAGCACCCCTACCACGGCCGCCCCTTCCGGCCGGAAGTCACCTCAATTGCCGACGTCGGCACCCGCCGCATTGTCGGGTACTCCATCGGCCTGGCAGAAGGCGCTCTGGTGGTGGTGGAAGCCCTGGCCGACGCCGGCCGCAGTAACGGTCTGCCGGCCATCTTCTACGTCGATAACGGTTCCGGTTACGACAACGACCTGATCAAGGACGAAGGCGTAGGCCTCAAGGGGCGCCTGGGCTTCCAGGTCTGCCACTCCCTGCCCTACAACTCCCAGGCCCGGGGCGTCATTGAGCGCCTGCACAAGACCGTCTGGGTGAGTGCGGCCCAGAAGCTCGAAAGCTACATGGGCGCCAAGATGGACCGTGAAGCCAAGCTGGCCATCTTCAAGATCACCCGCAAGGCCATCAAGAACGGCGGCGCCATACCCCTGATCGGCTGGGCCGACTTCATCGCCTTCTGCAACGAGCGCATCGCCGAGTACAACGACCGCCCCCACCGCAGCCTGCCCAAGATCACAGACGCTGCCGGCAAGCGGCGGCACATGAGCCCCAACGAAATGCTGGCCCAGCACCGGGCGGCAGGCTGGGAGCCTCTGATGCTGACCGGAGACGAAGCCGAGACGCTGTACCGCCCTCGGGTGGCTCGGGTCGCACAGCGCGGCGAGGTCGCCTTCGGCGGCTACCGTTACTTCTCCCGCGACCTCACCGAGTTCCACGGCGACACCGTGCAAGTGGCCTACGACATCCACAACGCCCAGTGGGTCTGGGTCTATGACGAAGACGGCCGCCTGATCTGCAAGGCCGAGTGGAACGCCAACAGCGCCGACTACTTCCCCATGTCCCAGGTCGAGCAGGCCCGGGAGCGCCGGGCCGACGCCCGCCTGCAGCGCCTGGATGCCAAGCGGGAAGAGATCGAACTGGAGCGCCGTGGTCGCCCCGCCCTGGAGCAGGCCGAGAGCATCGTTATCCCCGGCCTGGGCACCATCGACCGGGCGGCCATCGAGAGCGTGTCCGTGCGGATCGAAGAGCCCGTCTCGGCCCTGCCGCCCGACCTGGCCGCCTTCGTTGCCCGCCGTAACGCCACCCAGCCGGCAACCGTTACCGAACCCGCCCAGGAACAGCCCATCGAGCCCGCGCCGGAGCCGGCCGTGGCCCAGCTGCGCAAGTGCCGCACCCAGTTCCCGCCGGAAACCAACTACCGCGAATGGAAAAACCTGGAAGCCGCAGTCCTGGAAGGCAAGGCCATTGAAGACGCCGCCGATGCCCGGTGGTTCGTCACCTACCCGCAGACCGCCCAGTTCCGGGCCATGCAGAAAAGATTTGAGCCGGAGCGCGCCAACGCTTCGGCTCAAGGAGTGCCGGCCCGGTGAGGCCGGAATTTGAAACTACTAGAGGAGCCGCAATGGTAACCCAACAAACTCTCGCCGCACCAGGGATCGCCCAGATCGCCAACCTGGACATCACCGCCGTGGCCCTGCAGCGCCTGGTAGAGCGCGGCCCTGGCCTGCCCGGCCTGGCTGTCCTCCACGGCCCGGCCGGCTGGGCAAAGTCCCTTTCTTGCAACCGTCTGGCCCAGGTGCACCGGGGCTACTTCGTGCAAATCCGTAGCGCCTGGAGCCGGAAGACCCTGCTGGAGAAGATTCTCACGGAAATGGGCATCAAGCCCCACGGCACCATCCCCAACATGCTCGACCAGGTTTGCGACCAGCTGGCCGGAGCCGGTGACCGTCCCCTGATCCTTGACGAGTTCGACCATGCCACCCGCAACGAAAGCATGCTGGAGCTGGTCCGCGACATGCACGACGGCGGCCAGGCCGCCATCCTCCTGGTCGGTGAGGAGCAACTGCCCACCAAGCTGAAGAAGTGGGAGCGCTTCCACTCCCGCGTCCTCGCCTGGGTGCCGGCCCAGCCCGTCTCCCTGGGCGATGCCAAGCAGCTGGCCCCGATCTACGCCCCTGGTCTCCAGATCGCCGATGACCTCCTGGCGCGCCTCGTAACGTCCTCCCAGGGCTCCGTGCGCCGGGTGGTGGTGAATCTGCGCAGCATCGCCGAAGAGGCCGCTGTGGGCGGCTGGGGCGCGGTGGATGCGGCCCTCTGGGGGGACCGCCCGATCTACACCGGCGAAATCCAGAAGCGGAGGGTGTGATGCCTGGGACGATTTATTCGCAGGAAAAGATGTTCGTGCGCGTTGCCTGCGGCACTGCCTCTGGGCAGGGCGGCACCAAGTACGACCTGGACACGACCCTAGACGGTCAGCCGCTAATTCGTAGCTCAAAGACCGGAAAGACCTTTTCCTTGAGCTGGAATGAGCTGCTCAACATGGCGGTGGACGCTGGCATCGACGAACAAGACGAGGCCCCCCATGCCCCGTAAGCCAGCCCACCTCGAAATGATCGGAGGCAAGAGCCCCCGGCAGCGTATCTGGGAAGCCATCCGCGCCCGCCGGGATCGGGAGTTCTGCCAGACCGAGCTGGCCGGAGCCGCCAAGGTCTCCCAGCAAGTGGTGTGGGAATACTGCTCCGTCCTGGTCAAGGCCGGCTACCTGAAGGTGGTCCGGGAAGAGAAGGCCAACAAGGGCATCGTCAGCACCAAGTGGCTGCGCCTGGTGAAGGACAACGGGGTGGAAGCACCCCGGCTGACCAAGGACGGCAAGCCGACCGTCCGTGGCGCCATCAACGAGAACCTGTGGCGGGCCATGCGCAACCAGGCCCAGATGGGCGGCGACTTCAACAGTATTGAGATCGCCTTCATGGCCACCACGCCCACCGTCAAGGTGAGCGCTGATACCGCCAAGTCCTACATCACCGCCCTGCTGCAGGCCGCCTACCTGGAAGAAACCGTGCCCGCCCGCAATGGGGCCGGGGGCTCCAAGGCCCGGTACCAGCTGCGCCGCAAAAACCCCAAGACCGGCAAGGAGCCCGGCCCCCGGCCGCCCATCGTCCAGCACCTGACCAGCGTCTACGACCCGAACATCGGCGCCGTTGTCTGGCGCGAAGAACCCGATCTGGAGGCACTCAATGAGCAATGAAGCAACCGCCGTCGCCCCGGCGGCCACCGACGAACCGCTGTGGAAGACGGTCCTCAAGGCGGAGATCAAGGCGGCCGGCAAGGGCGGCGTCACCAAGGTGGCCATCCGCCTAGGCGTAGGCCGCTCCTACGTCAGCCAGGCCCTGCATGACCTGAAGAAGGGTGGCATGCCCCAGAGCTTTACCGACCGGGTAATCCAACGCTTCCACCGCGTTACCTGCCCGGCCCGCTGCGACCTGGAGGTGGAGCGCCGGGAGTGCTACCGGGGCAACGAAAAGGCCCCCACCCACAACCCCCTGGACCTGCGGGTCTGGAAGGTATGCCAGACCTGCCCCAACCGACCCGAGAAGGGAGAGCAGCAATGAACCGCGCACAGCAAGGCATCGCCATCAACGTCTTCCCGTTCCCCGGGGTGACTGTCATCAATCCCGGTCCCGAAGGAGCGGACATGCCCGAGGCCAAAGTCTTCACCCCCGTGTTCCTGGTCCGCCTGGCCGCCATCAATGCCGCTGAGCGGGAGATTCGGGGCCTAGGTTACCAGGTCGTCTGGAGCAAGATCGCCGGCCCTGCTCCCCAGATTCACATCAAGCGGGGCGACCAAAGCATGACCCCCATGCTGGATCGCCTCACGGACAAGGTAATCACCGATTGCACCGAAGGTGGCTACAAGACGGTGCGCGGCACCTTCATGGGCTGCCAGGTCAGCTGGCTGGAGCCGCTATGAAACCCGGAACCCCCGTGCGCGTTATAGGCCACCTGCCGAGCCGCCCCCATATCGCCGGCTACCTGGACCGGACTGGAACGATCCAGGAGCCAGGCGCCATCACCTTGCTGCCTGGCTTCGTCGCTGTCGCCTTGAACTACCGGGACGGCACCCCCCAGACCAAGCGCCCGATGTTGATCCTTTTCCACCAGGACGAGCTGGAAGTCCTGGCCCCCCAAACCGTTACCGAGTGAGGAATCTATGACCACCCCTATTGAACAGATCGAGAAGGCAACTCGGGACTTTGCCAAGGCCCGGGAAGCCCTGTCCGGCATCGTGTCCGACATGACCACGGCCATCGAGACCATCAAGCGCAGCAACATCAAGCGCCTGAAAAAGGCAGTCGCCGAGGCCGCAGATACGGAGAGCGTCCTGCGCGGCCTGGTGGATCAGCACCCCGAGTGCTTCGAGCGTCCCCGCACCCGGACCCTCAACGGCATCAAGTGCGGCTACCAGAAGGCCAAGGGAAAGATCGATTACACCGACGCCGAGCGGGTGATTGTCTTGATCCGCCGGCACTTCCCCGAACAGGCCGACGTGCTGATCTCCACCAAGGAAACCCCGGTGAAGGAAGCCCTGGCCGGGCTGGCAGCTGCCGACCTCAAGCGCCTGGGCGTCACCGTGGTGGAAGCCGGCGACCAGATCGTCATTAAGGCTGCCGACTCCGAGGTGGACAAGATGGTGGATGCCCTCCTGAAGGGCGCCACGGAAGAAGCAGAGAGCTGACATGAAAAAGGTCCGTGAATTCCTCGCCATGGCCGGCCTTTCTTTCGCCATGGGCGCATTCATGTGCGTCGGCTTCAAGGCGATGGACTGGATCATCCCCAGCCCGCCGAAGACCGTCACCTTCAAAGTCACCAGGAGCTGACATGTCAGAAACCCTGCCTACTCTTGCTGCCCAGGCCGAGCTAGCCCAGGCCGTGGCCATGGTCGGCCGCTTCCTGCCCGTAGGCACCTCCGTGATTTTCTACCGCCCCGAGGGTGAAAGCCGGGTGGCGGTGGATGTCACCGGGCCTGATGGCGCCACCGACACCCACTGGGCCGACCAGGTCGGCCACTGATTTTTCCCGTAGCAACCAACCGCAAGGAGCAACACATGAAGCAATCCGACCTGATCGCCCAGATCGCCCTGGGGAGCGCTCAGAGCAAAACAGCCGTGGAGGCCATGCTGAAGACCATGGCCGATGCCGTTACCACCGCCCTGAACAACGACGACGAGGTAACGCTTCCCGGCCTGGGCAAGTTCTCGGTGAAGCACAAGGACGCCCGCACAGGCCGCAACCCGAAGACCGGGGGTGCCGTGGATATCCCGGCCAAGCGCTCTCCCCACTTTGGCGTCTCCAAGACCCTGAAGGACGCCCTCAACAAGTAACCCGAGTCCCCTGACTCGGCGGCCTCGGTGACGGGGCCGCCCGGCCTAACGGCTTCCAGGAGGTCAACATGAATATCTCTAAACGCTGGCAATTACAGCCGCTTCGATACTTCAGAATCAAAAATCCCCGCATGAGCACTGGGCAGGGAAATTGCCGCGGACTGGCAACTAAAAACGGCAGCCTCCAGCAGCTTAGACGCGTCGCTAAGAGCCGCGGAAATCAATGGGACTGCCTCTTTACTCCGCTTGACAGGCAAAAAACTGGATCCTCCCAAAGTCACTTCATTTTGCACCAGAACGTTAAGGGCGTAGTAGAGATAGCCGTAAGCACTAGCAATATGGGCTGCCGTGTTGTTATCCAGTCCAATCAGCTTATCTATTTCTGTATCCCAGGCTGCTTTTTCCTTCAGCAGTCGTTCAATTTTCTTTTGGATGTCTGTAATTTTGGAATATTCGATGTCCTTCGGATTAACTTCTTCAAAGTAATCGGAGCAACTTCTAACCTCTTTTGCATACGTGGAAAGGGGAAGAAAAATTCGGGAAGCAACAACAATTGCTTGATCCCTCGCTTGTCTTTTCAAGCGACGCTCTTCATTTCCGGAAATATAGAGAGCAACTACAGCGGCAAACATCGTCCCGAGACCACTGACCATTTCCCAACCGGGCTGCCAATCACCGTTGTTTGGAAGATTGGCAAACAGGATTCCAAGGAAAAAAGCACCGATCACCATGATCGTCGGCCAGGATTCGTAACGAAATATGCGCATATGACCTCCAGGTATTTTGGAGATCGTAGCATGTCATTTGCGCCTTACTCCGCCACCGGGGAGGCCTAGCCATGGCCATGCTCCCCGCCGACCAGCTCAAGCGCCGCATCATCGCCATCCGCACCCGCCGCCACCAGGTGGCCGAGCTGCTGGACGATGCCGCCTACCGTGCCCTCCTGCAGCGCACCGCTGGTGTTACCAGCACCACCCAGATCAAACGCCTCGCCCAGGCTGACGCCGTGCTGCGTGAGTTCGACCGCCTGGGCCTGGGCCAGCCCGCCAAGCGCCGGCCGGTGCAGGCCGACAAAAAGCCCGCGAACGAGTGGGCCTTCGTCTTCAGCCTGCCGGTGGAGACCCAGGCCCTGGCCAAGAAAATCTACCGCTGCGCCCAGAAGATCGGCGCCCTGCAGGAGCCCAAGGTCCGCATCATGCCCAAGGCCTGGGTGGAGGGGATCATCGCCCAGTCCAAGGGCTACAAGCTGAACGGCCAGGTGTGCAAGGTGGTGGCTCCCCTGGAAACCTGCGGCCCGGTGCACATGCACGTGCTGATTCAGATTCTGGAGAGCTGGGCGAAGAAGCTGGAGGAAGCCAAGCATGCATGACTTCATTGTTTTCTTCGCCGGCGCCATGTGCGGTGCTGCCGTGGCGCTCTGGGCAGCCTTCCACTACGCCTTGAATCTCCCAGCCAGAAAGGTTGACTTCCAGGTAACGCCGGAGGCCATAGGCACCCTCAACGAACGCCTGGTGTATGCCTGGCTGGAACATCGCGGCCTGATGTGGCAACCCAAGGGGCTGGAGCAAAGCCAGATATTCAAAGGAGCGAAGAAGTGACGCCTGAAGACCTCCAGGAAATCCGCCACCTTCCATCCTTCCCCAGGATCGCCGAGGAGCTGATCCAGGTTGCCGGCCTGGAAGCCACCGCCCGCCTCATCTCGGCTTGGCCCGGGCAGGAGTATCCCTGCCCTAAGGTGTTCGGCCGTTACAGCGCCAAGGGGCAGCGCCGCTACGACATGCTGCAGGAGATCGTGGGCGACCATGCTGCCCGCCGGATCGTGATGCACTGGGGGGGCGGGATTCTGGATGTTCCTTCCTGCAAGGACGCACTGTGGGCCAAGACCCACGACAAAATCCGCAGCCACTATGACCGCCTGGTCAGCAGCGCCGGAGGCTACAGCCACCGGGAGGCCGTCTTCGAGCTGGGCCTGACGTACAACCTAGCCAGCCGCACCATCGAGCGCGTCATTTCCCAACCGTCCAACCCGGATGGCTCCCCGATGCCGCCGCCAGACGACAGCCAGATGCCCTTGTTCTGACCACGCCCATCCATGACAATGGCGATAAAGGAGAAACGTATGGCTAACGTAACGTGCAAACATTGCGGCCACACCCGGTCCCCGGCCGAAGAGGAAACGGCACCGGCCTGGGCCTGCCCTGCATGCGGCCGCAAGTATTACGAGCAGGACACCCCTCGTGGCTTGATGTACCCATCCACCTGGAAGAGCGAATGGAGCCGGACCACGAAGGAGGTGAAATTGACCCTCATCGTTTCCCTCATCGTTGCCGCCGGAGTTCTGCTCTACGGTGTCGCCCCTGGTCAGAAGGCCGCCGTCACCAATAGCCGCCTTGATGGTTCCGTTGCCCAGGTAACGGCCTACCTCAAGCAAAACCTCCGCGACCCCGAGTCATACCGTCCGGACTCCTGGGGCAAGGTGAGTCGGGATGGGGACAACTACCAGGTTACCCATCGATACCGTGCGAAAAACGGTTTCGGGGGTTATGTCCTGGAAGAAAAGACATTTGTCCTTGATGCCTCCGGTAACGTGCTAGGCGTAAAGTAACTCCTCCGCCCCTCCCCTGAGCCCCGCCTTGTGCGGGGCTTTTCATTTGGCTGCCGACAGCCATCCCCCTGCTGTTCCATACCCGCGCCCGTAGCATTGGCCCATGGCCTGCCGGGACTGCATCCACTACGAGAAATCCGGCGACGAACGTCGCCGGGGGCTTGATGGATACGGTTACTGCAAGGCTTCTCCATCCCTGGAGGGCCGCGCCCGGTTCTTTTCCGACGACGGTCCATGTTGGCTAAGGCCTGTTCGGTACGAGGAAAAGCGAAATGGATAACGGCGGGAATAGCATCGGGCGCATCAGTATTGCCGCCCTGTTTTTTTCCGCGCTGGGAATGGGTGCCCTCTTCGGTTTCGAGGGGTGGGTAAGCGTTGCGGCGCCGCCCGTTCCTGGTGATGTAGCTACCTATGCTGCTGGTAACACCACGCGGCCGGACGGAAAACCCGTCAAGACCGGCGACAAAATCACCCCGCCTGAAGGGATTGCTCTAGTGGTCAGGGACGTGACCCTGAAAGAGAAGACCCTCAAGTCCTGCATGCCGGGAAAGCTGTATCAACATGAATACGATGCCTACACGCTTCTGGCCTACAACGTCGGTGCCAATCGCGTTTGCAACTCTTCTATTCCCGGGAAAGTGGCCCGTGAGCAGTACGAGGCGGCCTGTAAAACCATCCTGGATTTCAAGAAGGTTCAAGGGCGTGACTGCAGTGCACCGGAGAACAAGCGATTCTGTGGCGGTGTCTGGACCCGTCGCGTTGCGGAATACCGCATGTGCATGGGGGGCGCGTGAAACGGGGCGCACTCATCGCCTGTGGCATCGGTGCCCTGGCCATTCTCTTCCTCACCTTCGCCGCCGGCTGGGCGGTGAATGGTTGGCGCCTGGGCCAGGAGATTGAGCAGATCAAGCTGGGCCACCAGGCAGACATGACCAAGTTCGCCGTGGCTGCGACTGATCGCCTCAAGGCAGCCCTGACCAGGGGAGACAAGCTGCAGCTGCAGCTGGCCGAGGAAGAACAGCACCGTCTTGAAATCACCCGGGAGAAAGACCGTGAAATCCGCAATCTCACGACTGGCCGCCGTTGCCTGGACGCTGCTGCTGTGCGCCTGCTCAACGCTGCCGACAGCAGCGCTTCTGGAAACCTGCCCGAAGCCTCCGGCGGGGCTGTACGCCCCGATGCCGGATTTGCCACCGATACCGATGTCGGGCTCTGGATCAACCAATGCCGCCAGTCCTACGACACCTGCCGGGGTCACCTCCGGGCAATAGGCAAGTTCTACGAGGGTGCAGATGACTGACGTATTCGACCAGGCCAGCGACCTGGAGCAGGCCGAGCGTGAATCTGCCTGGGAAGCCCACCACCAGATGATGACGGCCCAGGAAGCGATGCCATCTGCAGAGTGCTGCGCCGTATGCCACGGCACGATCCCTCAGGAACGCCGGCAAGCCGCCCCCGGCTGCCAAACCTGCGTCCCCTGCCAAGAAGAACTAGACCACGCCCTGAAAGGACACTGATGGACCCCTACAAGCTGCTCTTCCTGATCCAGATGGCCAACATGCTGGCCAACTTCGGCATCGGCGCCTGGCTGTACCTGGAGAAGCGCAACGACAAGACCAACGAGCGCATCACCGAGTTGGCCGGGAAGGTTACCCAGATGGACATGGACGTGGCGGCCCTCAAGTCTTCCACCCAATCCGCACCGTCCCACAACGACCTAGCCAAGGTGTACGAGTCCATCAACGACCTGGCCGCCACCGTCAACCAGCTGGTGGGGGAGAACCGGGGCCAGAGTGAATCGCTCCGGATGATCCTCAACCGGATTGCCGAAAAGGGGATGCAATGAGCCTCGCCGCCCAACTCGCCGAGAAGAACCGCCGCCGGGCAATTCTGGCTCTGCTGTTCTTCGCTCCCGGTCAGACCCTTACCGCCCGCAAGCTGCGGGACGATCTGGAAGCCGTCCATGGCCAGGTGGTTACCGTGGATAAGGTCCGCGCCGATCTGCTGTGGCTGGCCGATGTGGATATGGTGAAGGCGGCCGGGGACGTTGCGACCGTTACCGAGCGCGGCAAGGAAGTGGTCCAGGATCGTGCCGTGATGCCGGGAGAAGCCTAATGGCCCACGGTGAAGAAAAGGTCCGGGCCGTCCGGGCTTCTTTCATTTTCGACCAGCTGGGCCTGGAAGTCGCTGCCATGAAGCATGGCGTCCCTGATGCCACGGCCAAGCGCTGGAAGCGGGAGGCCAAGGCGGCCGGCGACGACTGGGACAAGGCCCGCAGCGCCCAAATGATCGCGGGTGGCGGCATCGAGGACGTGGTGCGCCAGACCCTGGCCGTGGTGGTGCAGCAGGTCCAGGCCACGGTGGAGGCCATCCAGAACGCCCCCGACATGCCCCCGGCCGACAAGG